CCGGGTTTCGCCCGTAAGTCCACCATTCTCAGTACCACGAATGGCTACCGTCCTTTCGGGCACCTCTGGAGCCCTTTATTACAAGCCAGCTGGCACATCTGGAACCTTTAAGGCTGCAGATGTAACTAGCGGCAGCGACACGATCAAAGTTGGAACGTTTCTGAACTTCAAGGTAAACGACAAAGTTTCGTTTACTACCGGTGGGGGCACTCTTCCCGGCGGTCTAGCTGCAGGAACTCCTGTCTTTATCAAGACCTACACCGCTTCTACTGGAGCAGCAACGTTTTCTGCAACAGCAGGCGGTTCTGTACTCGCCCTGTCAAGTGACGGGACTGACGGCACTAGCGCCTTTACAGTTGCGTTTACTGAGTTCCAAGCAGTTGCAAACGTGCGCTCCTGGAACTTTGAAATAACCCGAGATGAAATCGATGTGACAAGCATCGGTGGCACTTTGGGTCAAAGCGCACCATTCCGAACCTTTATCTCTGGGTTTGCGGATGGCACGGGTTCAGCTGAGGTTTACTTCACTGATGACGACACCGGCATTTCGGCTCGTTTGATTGAAGACGTTACTCAGCGCAACCAAGCTGGTGCAACCTTCAAGCTGTATATGGATGCAGTTGTTTCAGCTGGTACGCCAGACGATGCAGCCAGCCGTTCCATTTCAATGGAAGCAGTGCTGACTTCTGCGAGTTTCTCAGTAACTCCAGACGACGCTCAGGCGATTTCAATTAACTTCCGTCCAACGTCAGCTCCTACATTCGACTTCGCTAAGAGCTAATAGTCGATTGATGATAAAGAGGCCCCTGACATTGTTAGGGGCTTTTTTAGTGCTAGTGTAGTAAGACAATTAGTTGTAACTCATGGCATTACGCGCCATTGACCGTCTCAAGAAAGCCGCAAATTTAGAGGCAACAAAAAGAGTCGTTACTCTTTCAGATGACAGCGAGTTTGAGATGTGGGTTACGCCACTGACGATGGCAGAACGTGAACGCGCCCAAAAGCGTGCTGGATCGGATGACGCCAATGCGTTTGCTTTACAGCTACTGATTACTAAAGCGAAGGATGAAGTGGGGGAGTCTTTGTTTCTGGCTGGTGAAGTTGATGTCTTAAAGAACGAGGTAAAGGACAAGGACTTACAGTCTTTGATGCTGGCAATTTTGACTGACGACGAAGAAGAAGAGGCAATCGACCCAAAATCCTAGGAGCCGAGCTTCGTAAGGACAACTGGCTCATGCTGCAATTTGGTATTGCCAAGGAGCTTGGCATGAGCTTGTCGGAGCTACGGTCAACGATGACTGCAGAAGAAGTCTTGGGTTGGAGCGCGTATTTTAAAATTTTGAACGAAGAGCAGGAGAAGGAATTAGCAAAGGCCCGTAGGCGCAGGTAGAGTGTCCTGATACAGGTGTGTTGTTTCTGCAGTGGCCTCTAGCTATCAGGCAAAAATTGATCTGATTGTCACAGGTCTGGAAAAGATAAAGGCAGCAGAGACCAGGATAAAAAACCTTGTTTCAGAGTCAAAAAAATTAAAACGAGGTAGCACTGCCCAGAGAGGAACAGTTGCTTTAGCGACTGTAACGCGTACTGAGCGTCAAGCTTCCCAAAAAAGTGTTCGTATTGCAGAGCAAAAGCTTACACTTCAATCTAAATTAAACGCCGCCACTGACCTTTACAACAGAAAGCTTAGGGAGTTTACGCGTGCAGGGGGCGAATCAAACAGTAAATTACAAGGTCGCGTTGACCAGATAAAGCAAGCATTTCAGGCTGGGACAAGAGGGGGACAAAAAAATATTCGCCTAGCTAGAGCATTAGCAACAGAACTAGGCCGCGTTGTTGAAAAACAACGTGAATCTAATCGTCTTCAGGTTATTAGAAATAAAGGGTTTGAAGAAGGTAGACGTGGTTTTGAGCGAATTGAGGCACTTAAGGCTGGTGGCGTCTCTGATAGTCGTGGCCTTGGCCGTGCCGAAAGTCTTGTCAAAGGCATTGGAGTGGCAGCGCAGACAGGAGATCAAGCTGCTTATAACGAGGCCGTAAGAAAAGCCAAAGCGGTTTTAAACCGTTTGGAACGCGATTATAAAAACGCTTCTACAGCCCAAAAAGCTTCAACTAAGGCTAAGCGTGATGTTGAAAGAGCAGAAAAGAGACTTGCCGCTGAGACAAAGAAGGCAGAAACAGCTTCTGCAGCACGTCGCCGTGCCCGCAAACAAAAATTCACTGATGTAGCCACTGGATTTGGCTTCCCACTGTTGTTTGGCGGCGGCCCGCTTCAAGCGGTAGCAGGCGGCCTTGGTGGAGCGGCAGGTGGTTTAGGCGGATCAATTGCTGCCAGCGCACTTACTGCACAGGTCGAAGCGTTCGCGACAGAAGCTGCAACGGTTGGCCAAGCCTTGAACTCAACCGGTGGTGCGCTGGAATTAATGCGCGAAAAATCTTTGTTTAGCACCGATGCGGCAAGGGAGCGTGCTGCCGTCTTGGAAGAGCTGGGTCAAGTAGAGGAATTGGCGGCACATCTTGGCCAGGAAATGGCAAAGGCGATTGGCAATGAAGGCGTCAAAGCGTTGCAAGATTTAGGCGAAACAAGCAAGGAAACAACAAGACTTTGGAACTTACTGACTGTGCAGTTATTCAAGTTAATCTCTGGTCCACTTAATGCCTTCTTAAAAATTGTCAATCAGGCTCTTGGTGGCATTACGGTACAGCAACAGGTTGAGGCGCGGAAGGTAGATCTTGGAGCGGATGGCGCAGCTGCGCTGGACGCTCGAATCGCTGAGTTAGTGGCGGGTGACGATTCCGGTATAACCGAGAAAAGAAAACGTAGGGGGTTCAAAGGCGCTGGAGGGTTAAGTAAGACTGATGCACGGACGCAGGCTTTAGGTGAAGCTCAGTTTCAAGTTGCTGCTAAGCCGCTTCCGATCACAAAACAGGACCAAAGAGATTTTTCAGTCAGTGGCGGGGATAAAGCTGCCAAGGACAAGGCACGTTTAGATCAAAAACTGGCAGCACTTGAGCAAGAAAGACAGAAGATACTTGAGATCTCTGCCTTTAAGGACAAAATTGCTGCGGCCGAGGCTGCAAGCGATTCACAGCTTGTTATTCGTTTACAAGGTGAGCAACGAATTGCTCAGATTGAATCCAAGCGTCTAACAGATCTAACAAAGGTCAAAGATCAACGATTGATTGACGCGATTAACATCAACGCAGCAACCGAAAAGCTTGCAGCGCAACGTCAGACTGAGCGTGACATTACTGAGGAGCAGCGCAAGCGTCAGGAGCTTTTTGACACAACGATCGAAGGGCTTGAGCATCAACTCAAGATGACAGAAGCAACCAGTCAGGCGGAGCGAGATCGCCTGAAGATTGCAAGAGAGATGAAAAAGCTTGAGGATAAAGGTCTTAAAGGCGATCAACTGACGCAAGCTCAAGGCCTCATGGAGCGTTTGGCTGTAGCGCAGCAGCCTCTGAATGCCTTTATTACTAAAGCCACTGACGACCTAAATAATCTGCAGCAAGTTGCTGTTGATGTTTCTCAGGGAATTGGCAATGCAATTGGCGGTTCACTGGTCAACGGTTTGCAGGGGTTGGTTACTGGAGCGACATCAGTCAAGCAAGTGTTTGCCGACATGTTGAGGAGTGTGGCTGATGTATTAGCCAAAACCGCTTCACAAATGATCGCTCAATACATTGCGATCGGGATTGCAAAAGCGTTTGCTGGGATGGGCGGTGGGTTTAACAGCCCTGCCGCCAGCCCTGGGGGCTCTGCTGGTGTCGCAGGCATTGGTGGAGGTGGCCTTGGTGACGTATTTGGCAATACCAGTTTGTTTGAATATGCAGAAGGTGGTTATGTCAACAAGCCAACCAACGCATTAATTGGTGAAGGTGGCGAGCCTGAGTACGTCATTCCTGAATCCAAAATGCGTGAAAGCATGTCTCGTTATTCACGCGGCTCGCGCGGAAACAGCGTCATTCCTACCAGTGGCGGTGGAGCGGAAGACAGCGGCGGTGGTACTGCAGTTGCCGCACCAATCGATGTTCGCTACACCGTGGAACGTATCAACAGTGTTGACTATGTAACCGCTGATCAGTTCCAATCTGGCATGAAGCAAGCCGCCAGCCAAGGTGCTAAACAGGGTGAACAGCAAACGTTAAAGAGGTTACAAATGAGCGGTGGTACGCGTAAGAGGCTAGGAATGTGACGGCATTTGCTTTTGGTCATGCCTTACAAATTGTGATTGAAGGCGGTGCTGACTTCCGCTTTCAGAACTTTTTTATTGGAAAAAACATGACCCACACTGGCGCTGACAATGTAAATGCGAATTTTCAGTTTGTGCCATTTGGTTTTTCTGGCGTCACTGTTAACCGCACAGGCGACGGAATGGACGCATCCCTCGTTTTTCCAAACAATGCTTTGACGAGAGAGTGGGGCAGAGACGCAATTATCAAAAGCTACCGAATGATGGTGCAGGTGTTAATTATTGAGAACTCTACCTCTGTTCAAGGTCAGACAGTGACCAGCCCGGGAGCTACTGTTGTTCACACTTACACAGGCGTCGTAACCGGTGGACAGTGGGACAACGTTTCGCTCAACATAGAACTTAGTTCTGTTTTAGATGCTGTTGGTACGGACGTGCCAAATCGATCCCTGACTCAAACACTTGTAGGCAACCTGCCAATTAGCAATGGTGTCCGACTGCGCTGATCTCATTGGAATGCCGTATCGGCTAGGTGCTGACGGCAGTGATGGCCATATTGACTGTATCCACCTTTGCTACAAGGCTTTAGGGCATATCGGCATTGATCCGCCACCGTTTAAGCAGTCCTGGTACGAGGCAAGCAAATGGGAAGTATCGCGTGATTTGTTGAACTGGGGTTTTCGGGTCAAGAAGCCTGAGTATGATGGGGATATTCTGCTGTTACCGCAGCAATCCTGGGCATTCGCAGTCACATGGCAGACGGGAATTTTGTACGTCAATCGAATATCAAAAAAGATTCAGTGGTCTTCGGTCCAACTGTTTCCAACGTACCACTGCTTCCGTACGAGAAAGAGTTAATTAAGACGATTGGAATTACAGAAGAAGAGTATCAACTTTTTGCAGCTGAAGTAAGGCGGCGCGGTCGGTTAAGACCTGCAGAGTATGAGCATATTCCTCATGTAGTTAACGGCGACCCAGTAACCGCCACACTTGTAAGTATTGCGGTCAGTCTTATACTAACTGGCGTTTCATACCTGCTGACGCCAAAACCTAAAGCACCTGAAGCATCAAAACGATCACAGCTAGACCTTGGCAGCGTCAACGCTGCAAGCCGTTTTGTCCCAAGCCGTGGGTTTGACAGCTTAAATGAGCTTGCAGATTACGGTTCTCCCATACCGATCATTTTTGGTCGTTATGTCAAGGCTAAAAAAGTTGGCGGGATGTTGGTTACGCCAAAGCTTGTTTGGTCACGGATGTTTAGCCATGGAACGCAGCAATCAGCCAAGTTGATGTTTGTTGTTGGCGAACACGGTTTTGCCGATGGTGTTAGCCCTGATGGGATTATTGAGCCTGAGCTTGAAGGTATTTTTCTCGGCAACAACGCCTTAGACATTCTGTTCAGCGACTTTTTTGCGTTCTATTGGAAACGCAACTCACCAATGCTGACGGATGGGCTTACTGATTCAGCGTCAAGCTTTAACCGTTTGGAGCGGAGAAATCTTTTTTATGGATCGGCTGGCGACCCGAGCAAAGGAGATCCGTTCGAGTATGCGAGTGATGATGATGTATTTGAATGCCCAAGCGATACCGGAGCTAGGTCTAAAAGTTTTTGTCATGCGTTTTCGCCTACTAATAATACTCAGTTTGGGGTGTACGGGGCTATTCCTAATGGCACTGGTTACAGGGTAAATTTTGAGCTTGTGCCAATCATTAAGGGAACTGAAGACAAACAAAAGCACGCATTAACGGTGCGTCAAATGAAAATTACTGGCGACAAAGATTCAAATTTTGACACAGGTAACGAAAATCTGTTAAAAAAAGTACGGCGGTTTTACATGGATGGCGAAGGCCGTCAGTACAGCCCACGCATGGGTTTAAGCGCACTTATAAGAACAAACGGAACAGTGCTTGACGTGCCAGGTAATAACTTAACTGAAAGAGATCGAGTTGATGTTGGCGACATTGTTGAATTTGAAATCAAGAAAGGAGAAATTCCAGAAAACAAGTATCAGCGCAGCAATAACAGAGGCGGTGAAAACGTTGATGACATTAATGCTACGGTCGAGGCAGAGCAGCTTGCAGCCGATGAAGCAATGCAGGTTGGAGAGCAATTTGCTGTTGGCAACGTATTGTTTGTGGTTATAGGGCGCAGGCATCAACGGTTTGACCCTACGATCGATATGACTCAAAAAATTAGCTTAAGGTGTATTGATACTGACGAGTCGCAAGATGCAAGGATTGGTTTTGTAAACGACCATGAAGTTATAGATCCTGAAAAAGATTTTATTGCTGATGGGAGTGGAGTTAAACCTATATTTTATCCCGTAACAAGAATTGCTACCGCTATCGTCAGAAACAACAAGCCCGCTGTTGTAACTGAGATAGGCATCCGAAGTAGAGTTTTTCAACGGCTAAATGGCATTTGCTCTTTTAACAATCTGCCCACTCCAGACCAGTTAGACAAGTTTCAGCAGAACGAAGTATCAGTGCGCTCTGGAACGTACACAGGCTCAATCGTCAGGTCTTCTGTGTTTCAAGTTTACGTGCGCGAAGCTGGCGTAGATAGCAGCAACAATGCCTTTAGATTTAGACGTATAGATTTATTTTTTGTTGTCAGGGGCAGCACGCCTGTTGATCAATACAACTTCATCAGGTTCAAGCATCCACAAGGAGAGCCTAAGGAGCTTGAATACAAGTTTGTATCAGTCGCGGCATCTGAGGTAGCGCAGTTGTCTGACGATGAAGAAATGATTCTTCTTTCCGCGTCAATTTCTGACGTAATAGAACCACTTGTTTTTGAAGATAAGAATATTTCAAGTCTTGGAAGATTTGAAATAGAAACGGCTGGCTCCAGGATCAGAAAGAAAGATATTGAAAAGAACAAAGAATTTTTACGCAACCCAAAAACCAAAATAGTTGGTGAAGAGACCACGGTGCCTTCAGCAGTACAACCCAATTCCGCGAGACCTGCGGATCAGGGTGGTGTATTTCGCCGTGCCATCTCAATGGTTGAGCACGCAAATGCAGGCAACCTAGAGCCGCCTGGTCGGATGGGTTCTTTTACCTTTGCAATTTTTGGCAATGCTGATAATTACCCAGGCGGTGAAGGAACACAAAGAACTTTAAACACTCGCGAAGACCTGCCTGGTAACAGATGGGTCAGGGTGCAATGGACGGTCGACAAGCGAGCATTGCTAGCTGATCAATACGCAAGAGCCAATAACGGTCAAATTTATGTTTGGCGAATACTTAGTGCACAAGTAATTGGTAGTTCTCCAGGGTTCAATAAGAACGATCTTATTCTCATTAGGCGTGGAGAGGGTTCAACAGAAGGCACAGAGCAGCCAGGCTATTCCAATTCTCCTTATCCAAGCAGCAATAATTTCAGAGACAATCATCCTTCTGGGCAAGCAATTCGGTGGTCCGGGTTTTACTACAGGATTACGGACATTAACACCACAAGCGTGCCTGAAGGGCGCATGGGTGGCTATTTCTATGACATCTTTGGCGATGCAGAAAATCTTGCACTTGGAACAAAAAGCAGCGCAATTAAAAGCATTCAAGAAGGAAGTAAAAGAATAAAAATCAGACTTAATGTTGAGGTGATGAGTTTACCTGCGGGTCACTTTACTGGCCTGACAAAGAAGTGGAATTTTTCCGGCCCTGTTGAAGTTATTAATGACGGTTACACGACAAGCGACTGGGATAAGGACGAAACTTTCACGCACACTGAGACCATTTCTCCTGCCAATAACGCTTTTTACTGGACTTATAACCAAGTAGGTTTCCAATACAGGGTCGCTGATCTTGTGACTACCCCTGGTACGTCTGAATTAACAGGAGATACCGAATTTGAAAATCATAGTCAGTATGCAGATCTAAGTTTCTATAGAGGTTTGGTGCAAAAATCAAACGAATCAGAGCCTGAGCACAGCATTGTTTACGTCAACGAAGTTCTACCTAACAGCAAAGTTCCAGAATATAACGGTTTAACAATTGCCGGTTTATCGCTCAAGGCTAGCCGTAACTTTACAAGCTTGGACCAGCTGCGTTGCTGGATCGGGCAAGGAATACCTGTGAAACGTTTGCATCCTGATACGACTGCTTCTGCAAACAACCCTTATGACGAACCGGGTGATTTGTATTACCAAGCGTCGGTTGGCCCAAGCCACTTATTCACCGACCTTGTTTTTTATCTGCTGACTGACAGGCAAGGTGGAGCGGGCAACCTTATGGGCATGACCCCAGATAATGCGTTCTTGCTGAACGTAGATGATTTCAGAGAGGCCGCTAGGTTCATTCACCAGCAAGAATTGTTTTTTAATGGAGCGATTACAGAACGCACAAACCTTCGTCAATACATCACAGACACTGCGCCTTATTTCTTGTGCAACTTTGTGATGATGGATGGGAAATTTTCTCTGCTGCCAGCTCTTCCGTACAACAAAGCAAGCGGTCACATCAACACCGGGCCAGTACCAATTGATCAGCTGTTTACGTCAGGCAACATCTTGGAAGACAGCTACAAGCTCGAATATTTAAGAAGCGAAGAGCGCAGAAACTTTACAGCCACAGTTCGGTATCGGTTTGAGTCGCGCAATAAACTCCCAGAAGAAAGAGTTATGAAAGTAAAAATAAAAGGCAGCCCATCAGCAAACTTGCCGGAAGAAAATTTTGATCTGACACAGTTCTGCACTTCTAGGGGCCACGCTGTTAAGGTCGCGCAATACTTCTTAGGTCTTCGTAAGTTTGTCACTCATACAATTAGTTTTTCAACAACGATAGAAGGTTTAAATTTAAGAGCGGGTTCATACATCAAGGTCATTACTGAGTCTTCTCCGTACAGAAGCGCAAATAACGGTACGGTCAGTTCATCAGGGGCGGTGACAAGTGTCGAAAGCCTCTCTGATGGAATGTATAGCGTCACCTTTTTCCAAGTAGGTTCAGAAGACGTAGACGATGGACGGATGGAAATTAGCGGTGGGAGGGTGGCTGACACCAGATTCCACAATTCTGTGTTCACTGTCCAAGACGGCAACAAGAGCGAGAACGTTTATGTTGTTGAGCAGTTAACGTTTTCGCAGGAGGGCACAGTGGATATTGTGGCTTCTGAGCATAATTGCACTAGCGATGGAGCTAGTGAGCTTGCCAAATTCGTTGAAGACCCCAACTCTGTAGAAGTGGAGGATGTCTAATGGCTTTCCCTGATTTAGTCCCTACCGCTCGCACGTATGACGCTGGCGACTTCCCCGTCAAGGTCTTTAAGAGTCAAAACGGCGTTGAGCATAGGATTTTGTACGGCAGCAACCGCACCAACATGAAGCTGTCTCTGACTTACGCAAACATCCCGGACGCCAACGCCAAGCTGTTTTTAGACCATTACCAAGAAGAGCAGGGGACGTTTGGCACGTTTGACTTTATGCCTACTGGTTACGTAAAAGGTTGGGAGAGCAATACGAGTGAGCTTGATGCAAAGACTTTTGGGAATAAGTACAGGTACGAAGGCCCCCCGAAGGTCGTCCAGGTGCGTTCAGGGATTAGCACTGTTACAGTTAATCTGATTGGCGTGCTCTGATGCCCTTTTTTACCGGCACAAAGGGAAGTCTGTTGCTTGAAGGCAACACCATTGCCTCAGTTCAGAATTGGACTGTCAGCACGACTGTTTCTGTGCTGAACACAAGGACTCTTAGCGAGAGCGATGATTTTTTCGAGCCTGATAGCCGCAACACCAGTGGCAGCTGTCGTGTCCTTTATTACAGAGATGAATCAAATTTAAACAACGCTAGTACGTTTATTAACAAAGTAATTAAAGCGAGAGACGGAAGCCCTGGGCAGGGGGCAAGCCTATTGCAAGGCGATCAAAATACACCAAACGAAGTTCGATCTAGTCTTCGACTAAAGGTTGATGATGGGTCGGCAGACGGTCTTTACATTGAGTTGCGGGTAATAATTACGAATGTGACGCTAACGATGTCAGTAGGTGAAATTTTTGCGGCTGACATTGCGTTCCAAGGGTGTGGCGCCCCAACATTCGTGAATATCTAATGACT